ATCACCAGTAGCAAAAGTTACTGTGCGAGAGGCTGCCCAAGCCGTTGCTGTTGCCGCATTACCTGTAGTATCTAGGGCAATAGGATCTCCAGACGTTGGAAATAAGTCAGCATCGATAGTCAAGTTAGCGCCTGTTAGAGAGCCGCCATCAGTGATACGTAAGTAAGTTGTACCTTTCTTTATGTCAAGGGTAGTATGGTCGGCAGAAGTGCCAATTGTCCAAGTAGGAGTATTAGCTAGAGAATATGTTAGAGTTGTGGCACCGGATGATTGATCCATTATAATATCACCTTCAACGCCTAAGTCGGAATTGATTGTGATTAAGTTATTGCCATTGCCGCTAGTCTCTTGAATAGTATCAATGAAAAGAGTGCCGCTTGCACTAACATTTCCATCGATAACGATATTGCCTGTATTAGTTTCACTATCACCAATCGTGACAACAGAACCTATTACACTAATAATATCATTCGTTCTAGTCTTCCAGACACCGAAAGTATTTTGGTTAGTAATCTGTGATAAGTTTCTACTCATTGGTTATCTCTTTGCATGTTTTTTGTAGTGACATTACTACTGATTCTAAATTATTTAGTCGAGCCTCAAGAGACTGAATTGTTCTAGTCTGTTCAATTCTTGCCTTAGCTGATCTAAAAGCTGATAGATCAGTGTTAACAACGCCAACTTCTTTTCTTATGTATCCTTCAGTTATCATGTCAGTGCAATCGCTCTATAGTCTGAGATGTGTGGGAAGATATTCTCTCCAGGTACCACAGTCAGATCGTTGGCAGTTAACTCTCCACTAGTAGCGTGTCTGAGTTCAAACTTAAGTTGGAAAGTACTATAGTCATTAGTCTCATCTGAAAGATCATATTGGAACTCTCTATAATCTCTAGTGTTTGTTGCATTAGAGAACATTCCCTCATTAGCATTAACTAGTTTTATCCACGCACTTGTCGTTTCGACATCTTCAGGATAAGTGAATCTCGCATAAACATCTACGTATGTACCAGCTGGTCTGAATGCACTTAGATATACTCTAAGTCCTGTAGCATCTAGCTGTTCTTGTAAGACTACTTTTCTAGTCACCCAACTTGACGTTGATGCACTTGAGTCTGAAATCTTATACTTGTACACGTTAAGTATTGATAAATCTGGATCAACAATAGGAGTAGCAGATTGATATCCTTTGTTACTCATTGCAACTCTAATTTTAAAATCATTTGATGCATTGAGACTTGGGTTAACAATATTAGACATACTATTAATAATCTTAAGTGCATTCGTGTTGTAAACGTTTCCGTTTGCTGGAATACTCTTATCGATAGTAGATCCATTATATAGAGTTAGATCAGTTGAGGTATTTATAGAGTTAGCTGTAAATATCTGAGGCTGAAAGTATGAGATTGGCTCATTGTCAATAGATGATATAGTTGTGGTTGCACCCGTTCTATATCCTGTTAACACTTCGGCCGCAACAAAGAAGTTAGTTGCTCTAGCAGAACTCTCTTTCAAGAATACTCTATCGCCTTTTCTCTTATTGAAGTACGAAATTCTACCAGCTACAACCAAACTTGCTGTTGCCGTAGTGCTTGTTGGCGAGTCATAAGGAGTACGTAATGTTAATGACGAAGCACTATCATTAGCCGCAACGATTTCTGATAAGAACTTATTACCGTTATCTTCGATGAGAACATAATCGCCTACAGCGAAAGCACTTCCTCCAGTAATAGTCATAGTTCTATCATTAATTCCACAACCATAAGATGTCGCTTTCTTAACATACGCTAATTCATCATTTCTAAATTGTAGCGTAGTATTACTTACAGTAAAGAACTCTACATCATTAGGAGATAAGTCAACATGTCCATCAGTAGCTTGGTGCTGGTATCTCTTTAGATTAAACTTAATGTCTTCATCTTGATAAGATTTCCAAGCACTATCGTTAGTAGATGTAAACAGAACTCCGTCACCCCAATCGTTAGTGATTGCTTGTCCTGTTGCTAAGTCAGATCCACCAACCTTTGATGTATAAAGCAAGAAGTCTGGAGAGTTCGCATCCGGAATAACCACAAAGCAATACTCTTTATTAACATTCAGTTTAACTGGATTTTTAAACTCAAATACAGTTGCCGCAGTTCCGTCATTCGAAATTCTAACTTGATTAGAACGAAGATGTTTTCTAGCGAAAGGTAATGTTCCTTGTGAGGGATAGCCATTAACAACTTCTCTCAACTCTAGTGTAACACCAACACTTGATGATTTACGTCTAAAGAAGACATCAACACTACTAATCATTGACATGCTTGCGCCCACTGCTTGAGCAGGTCTTACAATAAATGTCTGAGCAATAGGATCTGATCTCCACTGTCTAGTAAACGCTCTGCTTACAACACTTCGCTCTACATCAAATGTAGGAGTTCGAGTAGTCTGAGTTAAGTCAGATTTACTTACTTCGAAGTTATATGCTCTATAGATTGCTTTACTATAAGAGGTCTTACCGCTATCTAGACTTGAGTATTGGGAAACGTCTGCAATTTCAATCGATCTTTCTCCCACGAAGAATGTTGCTTCTGGGATAGCAAACACGGCAGCAATAGTTCCTTCGCTATCAGTTCTCACTGAGGCAGCTAATGTTCCTTTAACTTCAACGTCTTCTACATTGTATTCCGTATTTGATCCTACAGTAGTAGGATTGACTTGACCAGGATAAACGTGTGCGTCAATAGACGTTCCATCTAAGAAGAAATAATGTCTTGTGTTAGGTCTTAGACCGGTAACAAGAATTCTTACTTCTCTTGATTGAATGTAAGGAGACATCGTAACATCTGTCACAAAATTTCCTACACTACTAGTAGTGACGTTATTATCTCCCACTACAAGACTATCAGTAGTTGTTGTAGTTGTTGTAGTCTGACTGAATTGATTTCCATTCTGCACAACGGCGCCAGTAATAGAGTTTACTTGCTCTCTCGTAAGAGGAATAAATTCTTGAAGACTGTCAACTAAATCTAATAGAGGAGTTGCGATATCAATCTCTAAGTTAACTGCAGGGTTTTGAATAACATCGTAGCCCGCATCAAACGGAGGAGAGATCGAAGATTTTCCCTGATAGTTATAAAAGTTAGATACGCAATTTCTAAAGTTAGTTGCATAAGGCTGTTGAATAACTGAGACACGTGTTCCCGTGTCAGCAAGAGTTACCACATCTTGATAAACATTTGCGCCTGTACTCGAATCAACTTTTAAGTCGATTGGAAACTGAGTGACGGCTGGTGTTCCAACTGTTCTTGACTTATCGATAGCCGCACCAAATTCTGGATCAGCAACGTCTCCTATAGCTAGAGTCTTAAACGAATCGACTAGAATACCATTCTTGAATCTATCTAGACCATTTCCATCTGGGACGAAAAGAGTTTTGGTTTGAGTTTCAAGTAAACTTAAAGATACAAGATCAGTAAGTCTATCAACCTTTTGTTCGATACCAGAAATATCTTTCATCGTATAATTTTTATTAGATACGTCTATAGTTCTGATAGCGTTGTTGCCAGTAATTCTTGTTATATTACCAGGAACATAAACATTACTCAATGCATATAGTCCAGGAATAGAAGGTATACTTGGGTTCTCTGCTTCACCACCTTTGTATATCGTTGTATCTCCAAACTCATCAAGGACAATACTATCTACTCTCGACATGTAATATGCTTGACTAGAAACAATTGAACTCTCGTTTGCTGGAGATATGCCAGGAACAATACCTGCTGTAAGAGAAGATACTGTTGATGCGCCTGAAGTACCTAATGCATAAGAGGCTAAAGGCTGTTTGTAAGGTCTGAAATCAAAAGCATTGAAAAGGTTGTATTCGATTCCATCCTTACCTACATAACTTTTTATCAGATTAGGATTTGTTAATCCACTATAACTGTTTACTGTTAAGTATCCACTTCCTTGAGTAGACTGTCGCCTTAGAACTTTCACTTTAACTCTAAGCACATTGTTGACTAGAGTTTCTCCAGCTTTCAATGTGATGAAAGAGTGATCATAGAAATGATCTTTCTGATTATTGACTAGTCTAAATTTACCAGTAACATCTTGAGGAGTAGATTGTCCGTCTATGACTTCAAGTAGCTGTATGGCATTAGGTATACCTAGAGATGCTTTGTTCGCAGATGCACCGCCAAAACCAGCATGATTGTATGTTGTGTTGACATAAACATCTAACTCTTGCATGCCATCTTCTTGAGTAGATGTGATAACTGCGTCATAATAAACGAAGTCTATGCCAGCACCATTGTCTGTTATGGTAATTGAAAGATCATCTGTGTTTACATATTCGCTTGAGCAAACACATATGTTATTTGAAACGTCAACTGCAAATACTGAACTATTGTCTACGGGTTTAAAATCTGATGTAGCTGAGATAGTTATAGGAGAACTTCCTGTAACTGCTGTTCGCATTCGTCTAACGTATGAGGTACCAGTAATGCTACTCATACTGTTCTTACCTGCATCAAACAATTTACCGCCACTGTTAGCACCGTAAAGTTGACCGCTATTAATTATAGGAGTATTAGATATTTTAGCAATAGCTGTATTAGCTTGACCACTATTTTTTATAACGTTGTATACGAATATTTTACCAGGAGTAATATTAGAAATAGAGCATGTTCCGATTATCGTATTGCTACCATTCTTTAAGTTGTATGTTGTGCCATCGAAAGCAAAATCGTCAAGTACTCCATTCTGAGCATGAGTATATGTGAAGTACTGTCCGTAAGACACTCCTGTATACTGTCCATCTTTTGTTTGAATGTCTGTAGTAGGATCGATCAGTAGTTTTCTAGCAGAAGGATTAATCACTTCACGTCCAAACACGTATGCTTTACCAGGATCTACAACTGCATAAGAGTCAGTGCCGTCTTGCTCAAGCGTTACTTTAAGACCGTTCGTTACATAGTTACCAGACTCATCGTAAGTTCTACGTGCGAGTTCATCACCCACTACGTTGAATTCAGTTCTGTCACGAATACGTACTGCTTCACCACCAACATAACGAACAAGAGCAAAGAATTCTTCAGGCTCTGTCGCTGTGGTGTAAGATACGAGTTGAGGTACTAACTGAAGTCTATCAGCGCCTGGTGCGTTTTCATTATTGAAGCCTGCGGCGTTATCAAGTAGAGTTGTATCTTGACTAGAGGTAATTAAGTTTTCAGCGATAGTGAAACCTACTGAAGATGCTCCAGGAATATTTGAATACTTTGATACGATGACGAATTGGTCATCAACGAAAATGAAGTGACCTTTCTGATAGATAACACCTTCTTGACAAGAAACACCGAACGATCTACCAGCATGGGCGGCTACGGTAGCTACAGTTACGGACTCGACAATAGTGCCAGTACCATCTTTAACATCTAATACTTCGCCTTGTGCAAACTCTTTAACATCAGAAGCACTAGCATCTGCAACGGTTGCATCATCAAAGCCAACATAGCTGATGAAGAAAGTTTTAAGGTCTGGGTCTTGAGTTTGGAAACCATTCTGTCCTTGAACCACTTCTGCGACTAGTCCAGTTGTTCTACCAGTGACAGTATAAGTCAAAGCCTCAGTTTGATTGTACACAGATGGATCTGTAAATCCAGCTTCATCATTCAGTTTCACGTAGAACAAATCTGGACGTGAAGTGATATTGATACCACTAATGATAGTACCTTCTTTATAAACATTCGAGCCAAATCGCTCAACTTGCTTCTGAAGAATAGTTTGAAGTTGTGTTAACTCACGTGCTTGTACGGCCTTTGCGGGCTTAAACAGAATACGGTTAAACTGTTTAGCTTCACTAAAATCGTCATAGTACGGATCAACGTTTAAGTCTGTGTTAATGCCCATGTATTATACTCTTTTCCTAGAAATCGAAAATAAATTTAATTTTTTCTTTACGTGTTGCTTGTCTCTGAATAGGATCGAAGTCTACGAAGTGTAGAACTTCTCCACTATAAGGAGAATATTTGCCATACGTAACGTCTGTACTAGCATTATTTATATTCAATGTACTAGCTGTTGTCGTAGACAAGTTAGCTTTAATTGATATACCGCCAGTCTGAAAGGTGTTCTTAAAGTCTCCATAATAATCTACAAGATAGATTGTTGTGTTGCCTCCAGAAAATACGCTCTCATGAATTCTTGCTGTGATAGTTTCACTATTAACACTATCTAATGCAACTGTCTGTTGAACATAATATCCGGCTAATGCAGTTGCAGTGTGATTGCCTGATATAACAATAGAAGTTCTATTATCAAACTGTGTTGGGAAAGTAGAATCAGTGAAAGTAGGATTCTTTATTAGACCAACCTTAGTATAACTATTCGAATCAGGAATAGCAACGTCTTCGCCCGAGAAGTTAGTGATGACTGATAGTCTACTCATAGCTAATTCGTTAATCATATCAGAGCCGTGTCCACCCTTAGGAGAAATTATACATCTCAAAGATGCGGCTTGAGTAGAAGTATAGTTCTCTACTAATGATAAAGGTAATGCGATTTTGGCTGTGGCAAATTTATATTCACTGCCTTTATTCTTAAACGCTACTCTCTTTAATGTTCCAAACTGATCTATAATACCATAAGCAATACAAGGTGAGCCAGTGCTTGTACTCTGAGTCACTTCAATCTTAGGAACAATCTGAAATGAATCATTCTTAAATAAGTTAGGTGAGTTTCCATCACTGCTATTGATTCTTAGTGTAATGTCTAGGTCAGCTCCTGCCGGAGTAGAACTACTTAGAATATCGTATACAGTCATAGCTCCGTTGCTACTAGTCTGAAGAAGATACATATTTTTATATGAATCATTACCACTGTATAATGTGAATCCAGATTTTGGCGTTGCTCTTACTGTAATGTCAGCAACAGTTGCAGATGTAGCAGACTGTATAATGTCTTGAAAGGAAACATCACTTGCGTTTGTTATGCTCGTAGCAGGACCAAACCTAAAGTTATTGAACAGATTTACTTCAGTGTCCTCAATAATGATCTGAGATATATCTTCTTTAGCAGATGATATCACATTTGCATTTCCGTATGATGGATAAGGAAGAGGTAAACTGTCGTTAGTTCCAAAAACAATATCGTCTGCAGCCGCTACAGTGAAAAGATATTTCCACACATAGCCATCGCCAGCAAAGATTTGTTCATATGAAGTTGGATCGACTCCAGTAAATGTAGGTGTTGACGTAGATGCTGATCCACCATTATTCTCAAGACATTTAAATACTTCATAGTCGCCTTCACTGTTCGCAACAGTTACAATACTATTTACTGTAGAGAGGTCTTGAATGTCATCGAAGTCATCATAGATCGTGCCAGAAGCCCAAGCGTTCTTATGAAACATATATCGAATGTTTTCATCTGTGACTTTATTACCGAAGATAACTCTTCGCTGAAACTCTCTCTTCTGATATTGTGTATTAGTAATAGTGACTGGATTATCAATGCTTGATCCGACGATGTAGTATGATGACACAGGAATATTTGTAGCAAGTTGACCTTCTACGATATCTTGAATCTCTTCTCTCTGAGTATTAGATAAAGTTACGCCTGCTGTGTTAGCAACATACGTGTCAAGTCCAGTCAAGAAGTTCGAAGAAATCGTTTCGTTCTGACTCGTAAAAGTAGAGAACATTTCTTTCGTAGTCTCTACTTTAAAATTTTCTGTAATGATCTTTGCCATTATATTACCTTAAGTTCCTATCGATGTTGTTACAGCATTGGATGCTGTTGTGTCAAGTCCAATTACTTCTGCTACAAGTGCTTCTGATGATCCACCTTCTGTCATCATAGTTTCCGATCCCTCTGTAACATAGTTCTCGTTGCTTAGGTTCCAGACTTGAAACTCAACATCGAGTGTAGAATTTATATTGCTATTAGTATTTATGAGAGGGGAACTGAAGACTTTTGTGCCTGCAACACCTACTGTATCTTTAATTAACGTATTGTATTTATCTGGGTCAATAATTGTAGATATGTCATATGAGTACTCTTGGTAATAATTATTATCATGTAGAGCCTTAGTCTTATCACTTAAGAAAGATGTACTAGACTTCCACTTACCTTCTGTATTACCAGGTCCTTGTGTTCTTAGTTTAGCAGTTGCAACTATGTTACCTGCTGTATTCTTAACATCTACATTTTCTTGATCAGTATATCTATAACCAGTATTCAATACACTCACTGTTTCAATTTGTCCTTGCTGATAACTAGCAATACCAGATATCTGAGCATTCTTACCCATAGGTAATGAATCAGGATCAGGTCTAACGTTTGTAATATCATACAAGTTGTTCTTAATATTTATCTGAAATGCTGTGTCAAAGTCATAGAAAGATAACTGACGGAAGTAGAAGTCATTGCCCTCTCTCTTCAGAAATCTTCCTTTCACTGTATATGGAACAGTAGCGTTTGTTGCAAACGTAGGGTCTTCGATTTGTACTGCTTGCGTAACAATATCACCTACTTGTAATAAGAAGCTTGGGTTATCGAATGTAACAATCGCATCTCGCTTATCAAACCTTGCTACGTCAACATGCTCGACTTCATTGAATACATCATTCACGAAGTCTGTGCCAGAACTAGTAGGTCTAATATCGTATATAGATCCGATCGTAATCTCTTTCGCTTCAAATGCATCTTTGAACTTAGTGTTTATTGTTTCTGCATTAAAGCCTTGAGATACAAGTGTACCACTCATACCATAGTTAGTCGCAACAACGTCAACTACAGTACCATTACCTGAAGCAGGACCAGAAGCAATGAATCTCGTACCGATTGCTTGCGAGGATGCATCAGAGTATGTTGTAGTACCAGTAGTCTCAATCTCATAGATGCCTGGATTAACCATAGCACTTGCATTAATAATAACAGCAAGAGGCTTATCAGCAAAGTCACCAATAAAGTCAGTGATGATACTTACTGTCTCTTTGTTATTAATCAACTCTTGATTAGGAATAGCATTGTCAACATCTCTAATGTCGAAGGTAGCTGATTCATTTAAGACAGAGATAGTAGATATACGAACAGAGGTATTAGATCCAATTGTGATATCAACATATTCGCTCTGAGGTAGAACATCGAATTTAAATCCAAATCCACCAGCATATAAAGCAGGTAGTAATCGATCTTCAATCCAGTTAGTCTGTGCAGTTGTTAAACTACCACCATTCTTATAGGTAAGAAAGAGTGCGGCATCTTCACTATTGATGTATAAGCTAGTAACAAAGTTGAAACCAGAATTAGATATATCACCTAGTCTATAGTTAGTAGATAATCCCTCTGTGTCTCTATTGAATATAGCAAGCATCTTAGGATTAATATCAGCACTACCTTGAGACGCAAGCACTAGTTGATCGTACACGTATGTCAGAAACTCTGCTTTTGTATTAGGAGTAATACCAGGAGTAGTGTCTTGTAAATTAGTTTTAAGATAAAGTAGAGGATGATTGTATGCAACGACTCTTCCGCCGCCACTTACTGTACCTGTACCAGATCCAATAGCACCCGTGAGTGGATTAATTGTGTACGTTGCGCCAGCTTCCGCCACAAGATGATCACCTATGTTTATCGTTGAAGACAGATCAGTTTGCAAGATCAATACTTGATTCGATATCAAGACATCATTCGACTGAGAAGATCCTGCGTCTGCTGTATACCCGAAGCCGCCATCCACTAGTTCGAAGTCAATCTTACCAGTAGTGGTCGTTGAAATAGATTCGACTCGTCCTGTAGCACTCGTACCTTGTTGGGCAGATACTAACGTAACAATGTCGCCAACATTCTGACCAGATGTACGGTTATTTTTATTTACGATAACATCAGAGATAGAACCCGATACAAGCTTACCATAGTTTGCCGAGACTCCAAGACGTGTCACTGTTATACTATCATCTGCAATGAATGTACCTACAAGCTGTGAGAGATACGTAATAGGAGTCAATGCACCCGAGAAGTTTACAAAGATAATATCATCTACGAATGCAGAAGCACCTGATACATCGCCTGTGAGTTTGTCACCACGCTGAATAGGGTATCCATCAACAGAGTTGACAGGCTTCAGTTCGAGATAAACAGCCCCACCCCATATAGAGTCAGAAGGCTTGAGTATAGCAGTAGAGGGATAAAAGACTTCGATATCTTCGTTAAAGAACATACGGAACAATAGCCGTAAACTTTCTTCTGAGCCTTTACGCTTGTATAAGTCTTGAATATGTTTTATAATGAATCGTGTATCAACAGCAGTGTCAAGTGGTAATGATTGTAGATACTTCTTCTTAAAGAAGATAAGAAAAGACGCAAGAGTAGTATCAATGTCACGAAGCTTAGGAATATTTCTATCCATTCGCTCTTCGTTGAACTCGTAGTACGACTCAACAAACTGTACTAGAAAATCACCCTCTTCTCTATAGAGTGCTGGAAACTGTTCAGCTATCGTAGGTGATATATGGTCTCTTACGTTTAACATTCTTTATTCCGTCAATGATGTTACGTTAACAGTGATGTCTTCACCACGTATTGTAATGATACGATCTTTAGGTGCTTTCACATCTTTCGCTACTGAGTTAGCAATGAACTTAATTGCACCGCCTTCGTAACTATCTACAATAAGATTTGACAACTTAATCGCACCTGTGCTATAGTTAATTGTACCAATACTACGCTTGAATACAGACGTAGTGGCAGTAGAAGCAGTCACAGCCATCATCTTACCAGCACCATCGTCTTGTAGTGTCACAAGTGTGCCTTCGATTGTCAGCTTACTAGTACGTACAGCTGGTGTAAATCCGTCTAGACCTGTTGTAGCATCATACGCATATGGCTGTACGAGTGCTGTCTCATATGAGAAAGCGGGGTTCTGTATTGTACCTACAACTGGTACGAATTGAATAATAGGTGAAGCAAATATACTTGAAGAGATAATCGAATTATCTACAGAATCCAATGCCGCTGCCAAACGAGACTGACGTAGTGTCTTATTAAAGTCATTGAGGTTCGTTGAAGAGTAAGCTGTAAGAGCATTCGTAACTTCGCTTCGTATCTGTGAAGCAGACTTAGTAGTCAAGTTAGGATCCATTACAATGTCTACTACAGTATCAATGAATAGGAACTTAGCAGGTACAAACACTGGCTCAATCGTTAATGGAGTCTTGTCTTTGAGATAATCACTGAATGACGCAATCTCAAAGTCTGCGGCACCTTCGCCGCCAGTAACGTCTACAGAGATAATCACCTTTCCGAATTGAGGAGGTTCTACTTCGTCTCCACCATA